GTGGTTATTCTGCTACAACGATTACAAAAACAGTTACCGTTCAGTCGGTAGGAGGGGCCAACAAATACTTTATTGATGGCGTTCAACAACAAACCCAAGAGTTGTTTGAGCGAAACACTTATAGGTTTGATCAGTCCGACTCTTCTAACAACGGTCATCCTTTCCGATTTTCCACTACGTCTAATGGATCACACAATAGCGGGTCAGAATACACCACTGGAGTAACTGTAAGTGGAACGCCGGGTCAAGCTGGTGCGTACACACAAATAACGGTAGCAGAGTTCGCTCCAACATTATATTATTACTGCACACAACACTCTGGTATGGGTGCAACAGCGAATACACCTTTTGTATATAACGTACTACCTACGACAGGCGCTCCCGTTACAAATTTCCCAGCTATGACTTCGGCGGTTGGATCGGTAACAACATTACAAACAGCACTAATAACTCCTTCAGGAGTTTTTGGAACACCAGCCATAGGAACTCTTGCCATGCAAGGGTCATGTGTGTTAACTGTTACAGGAGTAAATGCAACAGGTGCAACTGGCGAAGAAAATATATGGGGTAAGATAGTCCCATCTCAAACTCCAATTTGGACTGAAATCGCGGCATAAGGAACACTTAAAATGGCAAGCACATATGTAAATAACCTCAGACTTAACGAGATGGCTACGGGCGATCAATCAGGTTCTTGGGGTACCGTAACAAACCTTAATTTAGAATTAATCGGTGAGGCTCTCGCATGGGGAACTAGGGCGATTGCAAACGCTTCAACAGACAATATTACAATAGGTGATGGTGCGGCTGACGCAGATAGAAGCATGGCACTCAAACTTACTGGCGGCGGTCAAGCCTGCACAGTAACCATCTTACCAAATACATCTTCTAAAGTATGGATTATGGAAAACGCAACGGCGGCTACTTTAACTTTTTCTGGTGGAAGTGGTGCTAATGTTGCTATTCTAGCTGGTGAAACAAAAATGATTGCGACTGACGGACTAGGTACTGGTGGTGTGGTCTACGATGTTTTAACAGATCTTAATTTAGCGGGTACAACTAAAACTGCGGCTCTTGTAAACGCTGGCGCACTTACGGCTGGCGGTGATATTACCAGAGGTGGTACGGTTATAGGAGACGGATCAATAACAGATACAGGTGATTATACTATTGATGTAGCTGGCGATATAATCCTTGATGCTGATGGTGGTGATATTAATATTAAAGACGGTGGCACTGAATTTGCACGTATCATTAATTCTTCAACTGATCTTGTTATTAAAACTATAGCACAAGACAGGGATTTTATCCTTAAAGGAAACGATGGTGGTTCAGAAATCACAGCCCTAACCGTTGATATGTCAGACGCTGGTGCGGCTGCGTTTAACGGAAAAATCACCGCAGACGCAGGTATAGACATTGATAACTTCAACATAGATGGCACTACGATTGCGCTGTCTTCTGGTGATATGACGCTTGATGCGGCTGGAGATATCATCCTTGATGCTGCTGGTGGTGATATATTTCTTAAAGAAGCTGGTACACATTATGGTTCTATAAAAAGAAATAATAATGATTTACAGATTCATAGTGAAACAAGTGACGAAGATATGTTATTTGTAGGTAACGATGGCGGTAATATTATAACAGCTCTAACCCTTGATATGTCGGCAGCAGGAGCGGCAATCTTTAATAACGATGTAACTGCTTTCTCTGATGAACGTCTGAAATCTAACATAACTACAATCCCTGATGCCCTATCTAAAGTAACAGAAATGAGAGGCGTACATTATGTGCGTGATGCAACAGGTAAAGATTCTACAGGTGTTATCGCACAAGAATTGCAGAAGATAGCACCAGAACTTGTACTCACCGCAGAAGATGAAATGGGTACACTAAGTGTTAATTACGGAAATATCACTGGCTACTTAATTGAAGCAATTAAAGAATTGAAAGCTGAGATTGAAGAATTGAAAGCGAGATAACACATGGCATTACCATCGGCAGGAAACCCAATATCTTTACAGCAAGTAAACGTAGAACTTGATTTAACAGCTACCGCTGCTATTAACATGGGTGGTTCGGCTGTGCGTACTTTATTTGACGATGCTTCTGGTGCTATTTCAATGTCGGATGGGTACGGTAAATCTAACAATGTAGCCGTAACTGCTTCTGCGGCATCAAGTGCTAACTTAAAAACACTATTCGACAATGCCAGTTCTGGCAGTTGGGCAGAAGATATCGCCAAGGTGTATACGATAAATAACGGGACTACTATGGGTATTCTAACCGCCCCAGCTAGTATGGGTGGAACTTTAAGTATAGCCAACTCTGGTAACATCCAAGGAACAGGTGGTTCTGCAAATGGAGGAGCGGCAGGCACAGCCATGACGGTCCAATCTACTGGAATTACAATTAACATGCTTTCAGGATCCACCCTGTCAGGTGGTGGCGGTGGTGGTGGTGTAGGCGGTGGCGGTGGTACTGGTACGCGTTACCAATGTGCTGGTAATGGTTCAGGAGCTTGCGCTAATGCTGGTGGTTGTTCTGGTGATGAAAACTCATACTACTTTACTAAACCGGGAGGTTCTGGCGGTGCTGGTGGTGTAGGCGCAGGATACAATCAATCCCAAGCAAATGGTGCTGCTGGCGGTTCTGGTCAATCTGGTGGTAATGGTAATACTGGACCGTCTGGTGCTGGTGGTACTGGCGGAAACGGAGGGACCTTTGGTGTGGCTGGAGCTACTGGAGCTACTGGCGCAGGCGGTGGTGGTGATTGCGGTAGTAGCGGATCTGGTGGATCTGGTGGCGGAGCGGCTGGTAGAGCGGTGACTTTCTCAGGTGTATCAGCTTACACAATCATTGGTACAAACTCTGGTACAATTCACGGAGCATTCACTTAATGACTGCTTCGGAACGATATGCTATATGTAAAGAATGTGCTTGGTTTAGAAAGAGCATCTCACAATGTAAAAAGTGCATGTGCATAATGAAACTTAAAGTACACTTAAAATCTGCAAGTTGTCCGATGGGAAACTGGTAAAAAGGAAATATAAGTATGGATATTACAATTAAAACAGATTATCCGGGTCAATCTGACCCCTACCTTTATCATCCGACAACGAATGCAATTTCTATGTTAGTAGATCGGGGTGTTGATACTCCGAACAACACACCTAAGGGAATAGGGCGATGGCTTTTTGTTGACGATGGCAATAAGGTCAAAGCTTATTGCCTGTTGGACGACGGAGGTTATTCCATTTATTTAGTGAAAGTTTATACCTCATGGAACTCAGAAGGTTTTGATTGGTCGGACGATAACTTGAACAGTTTAGTACCAGAAAACCCTGCATATCCGTATGCCAACGGTGTGTAAAAAGGAAAGATAAATATGAATTATACAATAACAGAACTAACCGGCGGCAATGCAGTCGTGGTTTTTGCTGACGATTCTTGGGCTAATGTTGCAGTGATGACAACTGACACGAAGGAAACTTTTGAAGAAAGGGTTGAAGGGTATGCTCCAAAAACTCCTGTATCAAACCCTGCATGGATAGCAGTTAATCAAACTGGATCAGTAGGTCAGATAGCTTATACTGACGGAAAAGTTGCGGAGGCAACTAACCCAGCGTGGCTAGACGCAAGAATAGACGCATATGGATCATGGGCAAGTCAACTTGAGTTTATTACTGAGAACGGTTTGGAGGCTTGGCAGGAGGAAGTAGCAAAAATTAAAGCTAAACACCCTAGTTCATAAAAGTAAGTGTAGGTTTTTGATAAAGGGTTAACTTTGTTGTAGAAAATGTTATCATCCTACGAGGATAATTTTACGGAGATAATCAATGCCCCTAACCAAGTTACAGTATAAACCCGGAATTAACAGAGATGTAACCTCTTATACAAATGAGGGTGGTTGGGTAGATAGCGATAAAGTCCGTTTTAGAATGGGTTTCCCAGAAAAAATAGGCGGTTGGGTAAAATATTCTACTAACACTTATCTTGGATCAGCTAGAAGTTTATTCTCTTGGGTAGCTTTAAATGGAACCAAGTTTTTAGGCATGGGAACTTCTATAAAATATTATATTGTAGACGGAACTGCTTTTGAAGACATTACTCCACTTAGAAAAACAACTACGGGATCAGCTACTTTTTCTGTTGGGGATGGTTTTACTGTAGCTACTGTTACAGATAATACCCACGGAGCTACAGCGGGAGATTTTGTTACTTTTAGTAGTGTAGCATCTCTGGGAGGAAATGTTCTTGCGCCAATTCTCAACAAAGAGTTTGAGATAAAAAGTATTACAAGTTCTAACGCATACACTATAAATATATCTGCCACGGGTAGCTCCGGTGACTCAGGCAATGGTGGTGCAAGTACTGTTGCTAAGTATCAAATTGATTGCGGGTTAGATACACAAGTTGGTGGCACAGGTTGGGGCGCGGGAACTTGGGGGCGTGGCGGCTGGAGTACGGCAGCAGATGTTACTACTGTAGGTGAATTAGCTTTGTGGAGCGAGGACAACTTTGGCGAGGATTTACTTTTAAGCCATAGAAATGGCGCTATCTATTATTGGGATAAAAGTAGCGGGGTAGCCGCTCGCGCGGTAAATCTAACTTCTTTATCGGGTGCTTCGGATGTTCCTACAGTAGCGATGCAAGTCATGGTTTCCGACAACTCTAGGCATATTATTGCTTTTGGTGCGGACACTTTAGGAACTACGACGCAAGATCCTTTACTTATACGTTTTTCAAGTTCGGAGTCTTTGACCGATTGGACACCTTCGGCAACTAACTCGGCGGGAGATTTGCGAATTGGTACGGGTTCTAAGTTTGTGACGGCGGTAGAAACTAAACGAGAGATTGTAGTGTTTACGGATAGTACCGTTCACTCCATGACGTATTTAGGCGCACCGTTTACTTTCGGTATTACGCCCTTATCTACAGGAATTACAATAATGGGGCCTAATTCAGCGGTTGCAGTAGAAGAAGCTGTGTTTTGGATGGGGCAAGATTCTTTTTACTTATACGAAGGTCGAACGCAACAATTGCCTTGCACTGTAAAAGAACAAGTATTTTTTAACTTTAACTACGCTCAAAAAGACAAGGTTTATGCCGCACATAACAGCGAATTTACAGAAATAACGTGGTTTTATTGTTCGGATACTAACTCTGTTATTAATGCTGGAGACGGTCAAAACGATAAGTATGTAACCTATAACTACGGCGAAAAAGTGTGGTATTACGGTAATATGGCACGGTCTGCATTTATGGATAGGGGTGCTTTTCAATATCCAATTGGCGCGGAAAGTGGGTATTTATATAACCATGAACTAGGTTATGATGATGATGGTAATGCCATGAGTACTTCTTTAGAGGCCAGTCCTATAGACATGGGGGATGGTGAAAAATTCGTTTCTATTAGTAGAATAATTCCTGATATTTCGTTTCGAGGGTCTTCTACTACGGGAGCAGCACCGGCTGTAAACATGACATTAAGTATGCAAGATTTTCCGGGAAGTCCTTACGGTATACATACCGAAACAGATACGGTTAGTCTCATAGCCAGCACTACAACAGTACCTTTTGAACAATTTACAACAAAGGCTGACATAAGGCTTAGAGGAAGATCTTTTTGTTTCAAAGTAGCTTCTACAGGAGCTGGGGTTCGATGGAGACTTGGAAGCCCTAGAATTAATGTTCGAGAGGATGGTCGAAGGTAATGGCTTCAAATGTAACTCCTTTCCCCAGATTGCCCTCGCCTCAAGGCGAAATAAACGACAGCTATATGACGGACCTTGTGCGGGCATTGCAAACGTTTATAAGTTTAGTTGAAAATCCCGGCGGATTACGGGCCACGGACCTTACGCTAACCTCGCTTCAATTAGGAAATGATGTTGGGTTGGAAGTTGGATCTTTGTACGTACTGGAAGGTTATATTAAAATTACGCTTGCAAATGTATCCGCTTGCTCTGGAATATTGGCTACAAGCTCGCTCGGCACGGTAACGGTAGCAGTTTCATAAGGAAATTGTTAAAGACCACTAGATTATGTAATAGAAAAGACGTACAGTAGGAAAAACAACCCTACGTTCTGGAAAAGCGGAGATATCCATGGCCCAACAAGCTCTTACAGAAGCCAACATCCCAA